ATGACGAAGGTTATCCATGTACATTTGATCTATGAGAAGAAGAACTATTATTTCGGCAGTCTTTCAGCCGTCTTTGACGTGTTGACGGAGGCAGAGGTCGGGATTACCAAAAGCAGCCTTTTGCATGCGGGATTGACGGATGGTGGCTGCAAGATTACTAAACGAGCGATGATTATCCAGTCGCACCTAATAAGAAGCGGTAAGTAGTTGTTTTATTAGTGTTTAAGTCGTATTCAAACGGTTCTCTTTATGATAGCGGGTTTCCTACCGGTTTGAACGGTCGGAAATACCGCTTTTTTCATGTTGGAGGGATACTTGCGGGGACATTTGCGGGGATATTTCTAACTTTGCAAAAACGAAATGTAATGAATGGGGGGACACGAGGGGGGACAAAATAAGAGTATTTTATTACCGATTTATATAGGTATATAGGCAATAATCACTCGTTTTTATATTGTTGTTTGTGTTTTAGGTGGGGTAAAAGTACTATCTGTTTTTTAATTATAGCACCTATTATTTTACTCATACGGTTATAAATCAATATTTTATAGTAAATACACCTTTTGGACGTTTTACCCTACGCTCACAATAGTCGAACTGCTCACATCCGATACATGTTTTTTGAACTCGTACTCAATGCGCTTAAGCTGTTCTTTTAAACTTCCGATTTCTTCTGCCTGTTCTCGTATTATATTGTCCTTTTCCCGAATCAACATCAATAAGGCCATAGAAGGATCGGACGGGGTTGTATTATCCTGCTTGTTTTCACTGTTTGGGCAAGTATTATTACGTAGCATCTCCCCATTTCCAGTTAGTAGCCATTCAGGGTTAATGTCCCGACAATAGTCGATTATTTTATTCATCATTCCTTCCCCTATGTCTGCTTGCCTTTTCTTTTGAGCACTTAAATATCCATTGGATATTCCAATAGCTTTTTCTATCGCAGTAGGTTTCAAGCCTTTAATATTCAGATATTCATATAATCTATCGACAGCTTTCATTTTTTAACAGAAAATTTTCGGTAAATATTTTGTTTTATCGACAATAGTCGATATATTTGCAACGTATTCAAAATATGAACACGCCCCCAAAGATATGAAAAGGCGGCCATATAAACGAATATTAGAAGTAAAACTTAAAAATGGCAAAGGATATGAATGACGAGATTAAAGAATGGCAAACACAAAGCGTGAAGCACAAAGTCGCTTATGTGTTGATGATGGACGGTATCAGTTTCAGATACACTGAAGAGACCGGGATTGTGTTTTCTGCTCCCGATTTTTATGTAAAGAATCTTATCCGGCGCTTGATGAGCTGTTACGGCGTGAGTTTGAAACCGATTATAAACGAATATAAATAAGAAACGATGAAGGCAAAAGTGATTATCGCTCAAGCGACGGCAGAAACAGTAGGATTTCTTTACGAACTGGTTAAGGGAATGGCTGAGAAAACGGCTATCAAGGCTTATCCGAGCGTGGACTATCAAGCCGTGTTCTTTCCGGTGGATAAACACGACCTGTCTTTTGTGAAGCGGGTATTGGCAGATAGAGACTTTCTTTTTAAGGTGGAAAATGCTGAATAATAACAATAAAATATAGAGGATAGACGGGCAAGGGATGGCACGGACTGCGTGGCTGCGGCCACCTGGGTTCGACTCCCAGCTCCCCACGAATTAACATTAAAAATCAAGTATATGAAAGTAATTCGAAAGTCAGGTAACCGTAATGGTTGGCAAGAAATGGATATCGAGAGCCGTCAGGCCGTGTATTTAGCGGAACGATTGGTGGAGAATAAACGCGGCGTAGAAACCGGAGGTAAACGCTACAACAACTGCACGCTGGAGATACGCTATGGAAACAACATCTATAATACACAGATTGACATAGTGGATAACGACGGCTTGGTAATAGCCTTCTACTCCGATGGCTATTTCTACGACAGTACATGTAAGCAACAAGTGGAATTATTCTAAGGCAAATAGATTGTAGGTTAGGACAGCCCGGAAAGATGGGCGGGTGATTAGTTCAGGCAGGTAGAACAGGCGAAACTTATCCATAGAAGCCATTGTCCCCGGTTCGAATCCGGGATCACCCACAAGTAAGTAACAACAATAACGGATTAAAACAGATATAGAAATGAAGAGACGAATCATAGTTGAGCATGGGGAGGTAAAGCGGATCGCTTTACTGATGAACTGCACCTACGAGATGGTGTCGCATTCGCTGGCTTACCGAAAGGATACCAAGCTGGCGAAGGCGATCCGGAAAATGGCTTTGATGCGTGGGGGTGTCAAAGTGGGTGACGAACCGGTAAATGATACAAGCCATGAGGAAGAATTTGTTAAAACCGTTTGAGAGTGAATTTGTCTGGTGGCACACCCTTACCGGAAAAGAAAAGCTGTATGTCGTTTACTTCCTGCTCAGTTTTACCTTGATGGCGGGATTGACGGACGGCAATTCGATTTGGGTGATGTTTTTGGCAGTATTGAACTTCGGCAATTCCGTGCGGCTGATAAAAAGAGTGCCGATAGACAAACTGGAAGATTTTTAGTAAGTAAAACCGCTGAGTGATGGAATATTTCGAAAACGAACTATGTGTAACCTATGAGGAGCTTACCTCTGGCGATGATCCTGTTATAAAGTACTATACTTTACGGAAGAACATCACCAAAAAAATAATCCGAACCGCCAAACGTGGCGGTGGCGAAGGCTCCTACGCAAGGGTTATCTATTCCTCGCTCCCTGAAAAATACAAGGTCCGTTTCGTAGCGAAATATGGTGATCCGGTAGAAGCATTAAAATTACAACGTATGAGAAACAGGGTGAAAATAGACGAAAAGGCAAGAGAGTTTTACGAGGCGTTCAAATACGACATGAACGGTGTTCAAACAGGGCTTAGCAAAAAGCTGATAGCAGAATATACTTTGAACGCTTCGGTGTTGAATACCTTGGTGTGTGACTTGGAAGACAAGACAACCAACCGGAAGATGTTAGGCAACAGCCTCAATACTTTGTGGGAATGTGTCGCCGCCACCAGCGAGAACTTGCGCGAAATCTATGGGCATACCCTGCCGGAAAACCTTGCGCGACTGAGGGGGAAAATCCGATGTTACAAATTACAGGGATACCCTTCCCTTATCTCCGGCAAGGTAGGCAACGCCAGTACGTTGAAAATAACCGAGGAGGCTGGTCGTTTCCTGATCGCTTTGAAACGCAGCCGGGTTCCGGTTTATACCGACTCACGGATATTCGAGGAATACAACCGGGTGGCACCGGAAAAGGGCTGGAAAGAACTGAAGAGCAAACGCAGCCTGACGATGTGGTTTAACCGCCCGGAGATACAGCCGCTTTGGTGGGACGCCGTACATGGCGAGATGTCGGCGCACCAGCGTTTCGGCCGCAAGCACCGTACGGAACTGCCCTCACGCCGCGACACGCTTTGGTATGGCGACGGTACGAAACTGAACTTGTATTATCAGGACGAGAACGGGGATATGCGCACCACGATGGTGTACGAGGTGGTGGATGCCTACAGCGAGGTTCTACTGGGTTATTACATCAGTGATCACGAGAACTTCGAGGCGCAATATAACGCCTACCGCATGGCCGTGCAGGTTAGCGGGCACAAGCCTTACGAGATCGTGCACGACAACCAGGGCGGACATAAGCGGCTGGAGAAGGAAAAGGGAAAGAAAGAGCCGGGTTTCTTTGATCTGATCTGCCATGTGCACCGTCCGACAGCCCCCTATAGCGGGCAAAGTAAGACGATAGAGAGCATCTTTAACCGTTTCCAACAACAGGAATTGAATAAGGACTGGCGGTTTACCGGTATGAACATTACCGCCAAAAAGGAGAGCAGCCGTCCGAATTTGGAGTTTGTCGAGGCGAACAAGGACAAACTTTTCACTTTGGAGGAACTGAAAGCCCACTACGCTGAAGCACGCAAGGCCTGGAACGAGGCCAAACATCCGGCGACCGGGATTCCCCGCATTGAGATGTACGAAAAAAGTGTAAACGAGGAGACGGACGTGGTGACGGTCTATGACATGGTGGATATCTTTTGGATATGGACGAAAAAGCCTGCCACCTTCACTGATTCGGGCATAGAGATCACCATCGGCGACAAGAAACTGCCTTACGAGGTGTACGAGCGTCCCGGCGTGCCCGATCATAAATGGCGCATGAAAAATACCTATCGCCGGTTCTATGTCAAGTATGATCCGAACGACCTTCGCGGTATTCGCCTGTATTGGGAGGACAATGCCGGTGGCCGGCGGTTCGAACGGGTGGCCGAGCCTTATATGGTCATCCATCGTGCCTTGCAGGACCAGACGGAGGGCGAGGCCGCCTTTATACGTCGGGAACAGGAAGCGAACATTCAGGATCGTATCGACCGTCAGGTGATTGCCAAAGAAATAGAATATGCCTACAATGTAGCTCCGGAACAGCACGGTCTGAGTACACCGAAACTGAAAGGTGTAACCGCCGAGGTGCAACGTGAAATCGACCGCCGTACAGGGAAGTATAGCCGGAATCCGGAAGAATATCGTATCGGTCGTGCGACTAAGAAAGCCAGCCTCCTTACCTGGGATCAACTGAAGGAGAATAAGGTTGTTGACATGCGCAAGGTGGCAGGCAAACTGTAAAGCAAGAAATTATAATCTATAAAATATAAACGATATGAACGAACTAAGTACCAAAGAAAAGGACGTGATCCGTGAGGCACTCCGGACATACGTCGCCAAATATCCGAGCCAGAACAAGGCAGCGGGCAGCTTGAAGAACACCAGTGTCGGCACGATCAGCAGTATCATGAACGGCAAGTATGAAAATATCTCGGACGAGATGTTTCGTAATATCGCCTCACAGGTAGGCTGTCGGTCGAAAGATACCGGCTGGCAGATCGTGGAAACGTCCGCCTATCAGGAAATCCGTTATGCGCTGGATGATGCCCAGCGTTGGCGTAACGTGACGTGGGTGGTCGGCGAGGCCGGATGCGGAAAGACGACGACGGCACGCCTTTACACGGAAGAGCACAAGGAGGTTTTCTATATCCTTTGCTCCGAGGACATGAAGAAGGGCGACTTCGTGCGTGAGATCGCCCAAAAGGTCGGGATCAAGACGGACGGGCACAATATCCGTGAAATCTGGGGCCTGATCTTGGACGACGTGATACAAATGGATGCGCCGCTTTTGATCTTCGACGAGGCGGACAAGCTGACCGAGCCGGTGTTCCATTACTTCATTAGCATGTACAACAAGCTGGAGGATAAAAGCGGAATCGTTTTTCTTTCCACCGACTACATCAAAAAGCGCATCAACCTCGGTTTGCGTCACCAGAAACCCGGATATAAGGAGTTTTTCAGCCGCATGGGGCGTAAATACTTCGAACTGGAGGAAACGACTGCCGGCGATGTTTACTCCATCTGCGTGGCCAACGGAGTGCAGGATAAGAAGAAGATCGAGGAGGTGATCCGGGATGCCGAGCCGTGCGACTTTGACCTTCGCCGCGTGAAGAAGGCAATCCACCGGGCCAAACGGATGGATGAGTAAAACAGCGTTTTAATAACATTCAAACACCGTTCAAAAGATATGAAACGAGCATTGAGCGTCCGGGATATACTGGACAAAAAATATAATACTTTTCCCTTTGAGGGAAAATGGAAAGAGGCGTTCGGAACACCGGAGCGTGTCGGCGTGTGGTTTATCTGGGGAAACAGTGGCAACGGGAAGACGTCGTTTGTCATGCAACTCTGCAAGGAACTTTGCAAGTATGACCGTGTGGTTTACAATAGCCTGGAAGAGGGCGCGTGCCTGACGGTACAGAACAACCTCCGGATGCACGGCATGTCGGAAGTAAGCCGTCGGCTGGCTTTCATACAGGAGGATATGGATGCGTTAAAAACCCGCTTACGCCGTCACAAGAGTTACAACATCGTGGTGGTTGACAGCTTCCAGTACACCCGCATGAGTTACCGTGACTACATCGCGCTGAAAGAAGCCTTCCCCGGCAAGCTGTTCATCTTCATCAGCCATGCCAAAGGCAAGAACCCGAAAGGCGACGCGGCCGAAAGCGTGATGTATGATGCCACGCTGAAAATATGGGTTGAGGGAGGAAAGGCTTTCAGCAAGGGACGGTTTATCGGTAAGACCGGCGAATATGTCGCCTACCCGAGGCTGGCCGAGGAGTATTGGAGTGACAATGGGACAAAAGCGGTGAGCCATGAATAAGAAAAAGATTTACCAGTTAGGCATGGAGCCGCAATACGCCGCCCATGTGATCCTGCTCTGGAACGAAGGCGAATACCCCTGCGATATCCGGGTACGGCGTGCCAAGACCGCCGGTCTGATAGTTGTCGAGGTCGAGGAACTGGAACTGGCTAATAAAATCGTGAACGTCACCCGTTGCAAGGTGGCGATAAAAGAAGTCGAACAATCTAAATAACCGGATCATGAATGAAGTGATAGAAGCAATTGTAAATGACGCGGTGGAAAGGGCAATGGCATTTTCACCTTGTGACCAATCATTCATTTACAGCGAAGTCTCAGATCGCCTGTCGGATTTATCGCATACGGCACTGATAACCGAGTACGGATTTAAAGAGGAGGACTTCGAATGAGCAGGAACTACGCACGTTTTTATATCCTCTTGAACCGTTTGCCTACAGAGGATAAGGACGAATTGAAAGCCTCGCTGGTCAGCCAATACACCGGCGGTCGCACCGAATCGCTCCGGGAAATGACCTATAACGAGTACGATGCCATGTGCGAGGACATGCAGCGTATGGATGAGAATTACAAGGCGCGGGAAATCTACCGTGAGCAGCTACGGCAGAAACGCTCCACGGTGCTGAAGTTGATGCAAAAGCAGGGTATTGACACGACCGACTGGAACCGGGTGGATGCCTACTGCCAGAATCCCCGGATCGCGGGCAAGAAGTTTGCCCGGCTGACGACCGAGGAACTGGATACGGTGGCCATCAAGCTGCGGATCATTCAAAGGAAAGACAGGGAAAAGAACACGGATTATTCACAACTAAATTAATTAAAGCTATGACAGAAGAAAGAAAAGCCGTTGAAATGACGGACGAAGAACTGAAACAATTCGAGGCGTTCAAGGCAGAACAGGCCGCCAAGCGAGCCAAGGAACAGGCCAAACGTGACCGCGAGGCCTACAAGGAACTGGTGGACGAAACGATCGAGGAGGCGATCCCGGACTTGCAAGCGGTAAGCGACTGCATCAAGACCGTGAAAAACGGCGTACTGAATAACTTCCGCCGCGTGATCGACATGAAGTCGGAAGTCTTGAAATTGAAAAAGGACGGCCAACGCACAGACACCTTTACCAATTCCGCTGGAGACAAGCGTATCACCGTAGGGTATTATGAAACCGATGGCTACCGCGACACGGTGGAGGATGGTATCGCCATCGTGAAGGAATACATAGAAGGGCTTGCCAAGGATGAGAAGACAAAGGCACTGGTGAGCATGGTTCTCCGCTTGTTGGCACGTGATGCCAAGGGCACGCTGAAAGCCTCCCGTATCGTGCAGCTCCGCAAGGTGGCGATGGAGACCGGCGATGACCGTTTTATCGAAGGTGTGCGCATCATTGAGGAGAGCTACCAGCCGGCCATTAGCAAACAGTTTATCCGGGCCGAGATCAAGAACGATAACGGGGCATGGATAGCGATACCGTTAGGAATGACAGAGGCATGAGCAAGCAACAACACGCGCTATTGATCCAGCCGCCGCTCTTCCCGAAAGAGTGTCCTGTCGAACGGGTTGAGTTCGGCGGCTTCCCCTGTAGTTATTGCCACGGCAATGGCTGGTTTTGGGGAGTGGATGATTACTTGGAGCGCGTCAAACAGGATTGCCCCGTGTGTAAAGGGAACAAACGTCTGAAGGCGGTCGTAACTATCGCCTGGCAGCCGGATGAAACAGGTAAGAACAGATAATCGAAATGAATATGAGCAACATTTTAAACAAATTCAGAAGAAAACCGGCGGAACCCGCCAAGACGGAATCCCCGGTACCCAAACGTGAAAAGACGATCCCACCACATATCGTGGTCTGCAAGGTCTGCGAAGGCAAGGGGACGAAAGAGGGCGCGACCTGCCCGCAGTGCAAAGGTTCCGGGCGTGTGATCGTATCGTGTGAGGTAACAACGTATGTATCGGCTTATGTGCCGGAAGACGCCACATAAGAGTGGAAAGTTGCGGAGGCATACGGGAAAATAAAAATCGCCTTCTTTCCCATGTTATCACAAATACGGGGGAGAAGGCGGTTTTATAAAAAATAACTGAGATATGGAAATGCGTAAAGTTGTATTGGATGAAAACATTATCCCGCCTATGACGCATCCCTGGGGGAAAGCATGGAAACAACCGGACAGAAACAATCTGGTGCTTGATGACAAATATGCCATGATGTATAGACGGGATTTTGAGATGCTGCCGGATTATACAGGTTCGGAACCGACCGGCAAGTATAACGGTAAAATGTGGAAGGCCCAGTATGTTTCTCGTGATGAACGCAAATGGTATTTGTGTTGGTGTCACGATGAAAATACGGTATCACAAGAGATATACATCTCGTATAGAGAGATTTTGATAATTGATTAACAATTAAAAGATATGAACGATGTATTATTTAGGAAAATAAAAAAAGCAAACAAGAAATATGTTGAATTTTTGTTAGCTTGTGATAAGGTAGCTAAAGTTGCACAAAAGCATATAGACTGGAATGATGACGTAAATTGTAATTACCTACCGGGTGATGGTCTTTGCATAGAGATTGAAGCCAATGTTTGCCCGGTTACAAGGTTCTTTGAACTGCCTGAGATTATTGGTGATGATATGATTGATGAGCACACGTATAAAGTTAATTGTATTTAATTTAAGACTAAAAAGAAATGAGTTATATAGATTATACCAGGAGGTCTTCTAATTCCATATACGAAATGACAGTGTGCATAACGAAAGAAGAATGTAAAACACTGCTCCCTTTCTTTAAGAGTGCCTATAAAAAAATCAAGCAAAAGCATGATAAGTACGAGGACATTCACGAAGGAGGAGAAGCAACGGAAAAACAGGAAAATCTACGAATGAAATATACGGATGAGCTTGGATACTTAGAAAGTATTCTATCAGAAATTGAAACAATTTTAAAACAATGAATTATGGGATATGATTTGATACCAAAGAAAAAGGGGGTCGATTGTAAAAGCGGAATGATATTTACATGGCCCGTCATACTGAACGAAACCGGTGCTTGCTACCTGTTCGGCTATGGGGACCACACATTTTCTCCGGGAAAATATATTTATGTCGGTCCCCGGAAAGATGGCAGTCCGGTAAGCAATGACGGATTTGAAGTCACAAAAGAAGAAGCCTGTATCATGGCGAGGCTCTTTAGGGGGTATGTCTCTGTAAAAAGGGAGTTGAAGGAAGAATGGGACCAACTGTCGGAACAGGGACAAATCAAGATCAAATCCATGTTAGGGGAAAAAGCGGAACCACCGGCTGAAGAGTTCTTACATAAGATAGAAATGCTGGCAGATTTCTGTGAACAGTCGGAAGGCTTTAATATCTGTTGAATATGAATGCGACAGATCAAGCCAAATTATGCAAGGCAGGTTATACCATACTTCGCCGGATGGATTATCCTTCTCCATGCATAAAATTCAAAAGTGAAGCCAATCCGCATAGCTGGAAAAGATACGGCGATTATTACCCCAGCAAAGCGGAAAGGGACAGGAGCATGAAACGTTTATTGCAAAGTAACGATATAATAGAGGATTGAATTATGAACATGAAAGATTTAGGACTGGTTCCCAGTGTGGCACAATGCGTCAAAGATGCCGAAGGAACGGCGGAAATTATCAAGGAACAAATCCCACGATTGAGAAGCAGAGCCAAAAAACGGCAAAGTGAGAGAAGTCTTGAGTTTTTCGAGGCGGTGGTTTACCACTTGAAACGATTGCAACAGTTGGAATCGACGAAATAACCGGATAATAATTAGCAATCGGCGGAACAAAAAGCTGTCCCGCCGATTGTTTTTTGGGGTGATTGGTTTAAACAAACTTAAAAACCGTCTGTTCCAAACAAACTTAAAAGCCGATGCCGCCGTAAAATACGGTATAAAGCTGTACTTTTGTATTAAATACATTGATTTATGGCCAAAGGACGAGACAAACAGTTGATTAGAGAACGAAATGAAGCCCTGTGCCGCCGTTACTATTATTGGACGGAGGCGCAGAGCGTCCGCTTTGACCGTGCCCTGAAGATACTCTCCAAAGAGTTCTTTTTGTCGGAGGAGCGTATCATGGCCATTATCCGTGAACGCAGCAAGGTCGATCCGGATATCCACCCGGTCCCCAAAGTCCGTGCGCCCCGTTTAACCTTCAAACAGCTTTCCCTGTTCACGGACGATGCCGGCTATCCAATAGCGCAGATTCATCGCGATAGCTGAACGAGAACACAAATTCATACACCTTGATGTTTCCGGGCAGGGTATAATCCCGGCTTTTGACTCTGACCAGTTCGTCCATGTTCCGGCAGAACTGGAAGTTTTGCAGTGTCCGGTATAGTTTCCCGGCCATTTCCATACGTTCCTTGATACGCCCGGTCGTTCCGCTTCCGATGTGGGTATCGTGGTAACAGTCGATGCCCAGTCGGACGGTCAATGTTATTTCTCCCGCCTGCGTTCCCAGCCCGATGTCTTTCCAGTCCGCTTCGGTGTTTCCTACCAATACGCATGGAAACGTCACCGGATAAAAATCCTCGTTTTCCGAATTCATTCCTTCCAGTTGGCCGTAGTCCTCGTCGATGTAGGCTATTTCCGGCATTTCATTTTCTATCCTTTCCAGGATTGCGATGTACAATTCTTCCATGTTGTTTATTTTAAAATGTTTCTTATTTCCGCTTCGACGGTTTGCCTGATTTGTTTGTTCAATTCCGTGCTTTCACCGATAAACTGGCGTTGAGGTATTTTTACCTTCAACTTTTTCTTCCGGGTAAGGGCGAGCCTTTTCCACATACCGGCCTCCGGCGGCAGTTCTCCTTGCCTTGTTTTACCCTTTTTCCGTTTGCCTACCGCTTTGTAATACATCGCCCATGCAAACTTCCGCATCCGGGGTGTCACGGTCGGATGTGTCTCGCCTCCCCAGTTATGCAGCGGGGCGTATTCCACGTCGTTGGCCACCCTGACGCGGTAGTCTCCCGGTGTATATTTGACGGATGAGAACAGATGGTTACGCCGTGAGAGCAGCGGGCCGTAACCTGCCGTCGCCGACTTGGAGCCGGAGTTTTGTCGTTTCGTCTGCGGCCAGCGCTGCAGACCGCCATTAACAAAGCCTCCCTTGCGGAAGTTGTCCTGGTAATGGTCTTTGGCCATGCGCCCCACCTTGACGGGCAGCTTGCGTCGCATGAGCGTGTCCAGTTCCTTCTGCTTGGCCTTGAGCAAGGCCGAAAAATCTTTTATATCCATATTATTGTTGTCCTTTCCAATAAAAACCGTACTTTTGTGAAAACTATCTTTTTATGAACATACCTCAAGCAGTAATTAGCGAAGCGCAGCACCTTATTGATATGTATGGTCGCCGCTTCAAATATCTCGGCAATCACGAGGGACAGGAAGCATGGCTGTTTGTCCTCCCGGATGATATAGATGCCGGTTTTCCCTGCCTTTACCTGTATAAGGATAATCAGGCGGTGGAAGTTTGCGGCCCGGAGGTGTTCGATTTTATAGGTTTATATACCGCTGACATCGAAGATGTCGCTGAAATTGACATTGAATAGTTTATTGTCTATTCTGAGTATTCCTCTTGTACTTATGGGTTGGGTCGCCCCCGAACCGCATAATTCATCAATACTTCTTCTTGCTCCGAGTTTCTCGTCATAAACCTGCGGTTCTATGTATTTCAATCCTCCATCGGCAAAACGTTGCAAAATGGTTGCGTGCCCGCCGCCACCTCTCCAACCGATGGTAAGAATATAAACCCCTTCTTCCTTACATGCCTCCTCGAAATATTCCCTGTAGCGTTTTTCCGTCATGCTCTTGTAGCCTTTTGAAAGCATCCAGTCTTGGGTGAGTACCGGTTTCGCGGCTGTTCCGTCAGCGTTTAACCATGCCTCAAAAGAATGCTGGCGGCTCAAATATTCGGACAAGGAGCCGGGCGTTTTTCCTTTGGCCGTCACATCGAATCCCCGCAGACGTAACATATATGCCGGTGAGCAGGTCTGGCAGTTATTAGCATATACTTCATGGCTTTTTTTGTAAGCGGGATTAAGGCTTAGCCTGTTGCCTTTTTTATCCATATATGTTCCTGCCGGATTGGGTATGAATTTTTTAACATACTTTGGGTTCGCATTCTGCTTGTCCGCCTCTTCCACGCTCATGGGCTTGCCTTTGGTGATCCCGAGAACTTTTTCCAGTTCAAGGTTATGCGTGGCGATGGCTTTCTTTTCCTCATACGTCAGGTTACCCGGCATTTCCGCCATCATTTCGTTTATCCGTCTTGTCAAGGTGTCCACCGCTTCCTGCGCTCCCGTATGGGCCTCGGCCATATACGGGTGTTTGTCCGAGAACAGTCTGGCATCCTTACCCGGATTGTTCTCCAGCCCGTCCTGCGGCTTGTCGGCGGGATCGAAGTCGGGTAGGGGAGTAGGCTCCTCGTCCGTGGATGAGAGGGAACACTTGCAGTTCCAGCGGTCGCCCGGCCGGTGGTTATTCCAGAAAGGATCATCAATGGGCCGTATCGTTCCCCAAAACCGGCGGTGGTCGGCTCCCGGATGCAGTGAGGTGGACGGCATCCATTTCAGGTTGGGTAGCACGTCCTTCTCGCGTTCAAACTGTCGCCAGTCGGCGGCCTGGTGTGCCCGGATTATCGCCGTATCGTATTCGGTCTCCAGCCACTGGTAGATTTGATGGTCCGCAATGGGCATGACCTCTTTCGCCCACCGTTCGAACGGTTTTAAAACGCCGTTCGAATCGAGCAGCAGCGCGGCCATGTCGTTCTGCATCCGGTGTACCTTGAAGGCGGCGAACACGGCGTTGTTTCGTTTCAGTTCCTCGTAGAAGTCATGATCCGGATCATCCGCCGGACGCTTTCCGAACCCTTTGTCGGTGGCGATGTCGAGCGTATCCCAGACGGCACGGAACATCTGAAGCTCGATGTCCGTCATGGGGTGGAAGTCCTTTTCGTAGATGCGGCGCACGAACGCCTCCAGTATGTCCCGATCAAAGGTGAAACCGGAGGATACCTCGCCCGCGGCATCCCGGTAAAGGGTGTCGACTACCACTCTAAAGCCGCCCCGTCTTTGTGCGGGGCGTGGGCGAAAAAACTCTTCAGCCACGCCATGAAGTTCCTTTTCTGTCTCCCTGTGGGGGCATCATCCTCTTTGTCCGGCTTTTCCTCGGGCTTTTCTTTTTTGCCTTCCGGCGGAACGGGCGAGGCCGGTGCTTGTGCCTTTTGGGTGGCTTCCGCTTTCAGCTGCTTGTAGTTCTTCGGTTTCTCTATGCCGAACTTTTCATAGAGAAAATCGTCATCGATGGGCAGGTTGAAGTCCCTTTTCAGGGTGGAGAGGACAGTCATTTCGGTTTTTGTGTCCGTTTCCTTCTGCTCGGGGAAACAGAACTTCCCGCCTGCCGTATCGATACCCACCCTCTGGAAGATGTCGGTCATGTCGTAGTTAAGCACGTTCAGCAGGAAACGGCAATCCGACTTCAGCTTTTTGTCCTCCACCTTCTTGTGCACTGTGCCCAGGGCCTGTGTCCCAGTCTTGGAGGCTTCCGTGGTCAGCGTGTTGCCCAGTACCAGTTTTGATATCTCGCTGTTGCAACGCTCGCAGAGTTTGTCGTATAGGTCTGCCGATCCGCTCTTGTTACCCGCTTCCTTGAGGTTTAGTTCCGTATCCTTGCCATGGATGAACACGCCCAATGATCCGATACCCGTCGCGTCCTCGATGGCACGCTGGCGTGCCTCGTCATCGTCCGTCTCGTAGGTGTACTCCTGTATGGGCATCCCGAAGACTTCGGCGAACTGCGCCCAGTCGGCCATGTCGTTACGTTTATAGATAACCCACGGCGCGGCCTTTGCCAATAACCCCATATTGTCCTTGTCCCCGACAAAGAGCAGGTCGGGGTATTCATCCCACGGGGTTCCCGTGATGTCCGTCTGGTGGCGTAATATGAGGCGGCGAACGGGGTCGGCGTGCTTTCGGGGGATCAGGTCGTAGTTGATCCACGGCCCCTCGCGGTAGAACTGCATGAGCGAGAATCCCCACCAGCGGGCGGCAAGGATATCCTCGATGCAGTGCCGGAACCACGGCGACTGCAACTGCTCGTTTATGCTCTCGTCCGGTTTCCCGTCTCGCTGGAACTCTATGTCCAGTGCCAGCACGGCCTCGACCCTTTTGTCGATGACGCTGGACAGGTGCGTGTCCATCAGTATGTCGCTGTACAGGTCGTACAGTTTGAACCGGCGTGAGTAGTCCACGTTCTCGAAGGCGTGGATGGCCGCCGTCATGTCGGCGATGTCGATGCCGAAACGTCTGGGCTGCGTGAGTACGATGGTCTGCGTGCCCGTGATGCCCGGCCGGCGCAAGTTCCCGCCTACGGTAATGCGCCCTGTATTTTTCTTTCTTCTTCCCATGACTTAAAAATGGTTTGAACGTTTACGGTTGCTTTTTATGATAAAGCCGGAGCGTGTCCGGCGTTCTTCCTGCGGTAGCAGTGGCGCGCCGTCGATGCTGATGTTCCCGTCCGCCACCGCCTCCAGCCATTCCTTTGCCCGGTCGTAGCGGTCTTTTCGGACGGAGGACATGTTGCGCGGGTTGTGGATGCAGAAGATGTGGTACACCGTGATGTCCACGGCCATCATCAGCACCAGCTGGTTGCGTTCCCGGCCGGTCGCGGCGAACAGGCGGTCGCAGTCATACCGCCGTGAGAGGTATCCCCTCATTTCGGCCAGCGTACGGTCCTCGCATATCTCCACGATGGACTCGTCCTCGCGTGTTAACGCGTCCAGTATCTCGCGGTGGATGCTGGCGTCATAATCTGTCAGTTCTATAAATTGGCTCATTGTCTGTACTTGTTATTTTTGCGCAACACGCTGCGGGCGATCTTCCTTGCCGGTTCCATGTCGCGCTGTTTACGGTCTATGATACGGTTCCCGCCTTCCACGCAGTCCGGTCCGTCGGCGGGATATGTAAGCTGGAGGTTGAAAAGTCGGAACTGGTCTGCCAGCCGCTTCATGTGCGGATTGTCCCGTTCCGCCTCGTTAAAAATGAGGTTCCCTTCCCGGTTGAGCGGTTCGAGGTTAGCCTCGATGCGGGTGGCCTTGTCCGTTTTCTTGTCCTCGTCGCCTCTGATGTAGAGTTCCACGCCCTGCTCGCGGCGCGCCTTCCTGACCAACGGTTGGAACACTTGCTGGAAGAAGGGGTCTTGCAGCTTGTTGTTCTCCATGTAACAGTACACGGGGCATCGTCCGCCTACGAAGTCCAGTAGTTGCACGTACCACTGGATGAACTCCGCGTTCAATCCCCGGTCGAGAAATGCCTTGATGACGTATAACCGCCCGCTGATTTTCCCCAGGAGGCAGAGCGCCTTTGTGGAGCTCTTCTTGCTTTTGTTCTCGCCCGGCGCGGGGTCGCCGTAGATGACGAGGAACTTGAATTTGGAGAGGGCGGGCACTTTCCCGTAGGCGATCTCCTGGAACACCTCCCCGTCGGCCACCGGGTTGTTGAAAAACTCCTTCTGGGCGGCGGACGCGCTGACCAGGGAGAGGAACAGGTCGATGTCCTC